AGCCTCTATAGTATTGTGTCCTTGTCTTGGAGACATATCCACATTCTTAGCCTTCGCAACACTCTCCTTGAGAGCATCAGCTTTACCTTGTTCATAGAAGTGTTTAGCAACAGCATCAGCATTCATAGCTGTGTATAGAGATTTGTGATAACCCTTAGCATCTGACATTGTACCATCTTTATCCAAAAACTTTTGAACAAAGTTATTAATGTCGCTTTGAGTGTTCTTAACCTCATCAGCATTTTTTACGTTAAATCTAAACCTCTTGTCACCAACTTCGTATTCAAAACCTTTGAAATCGCTGGTAAAAACATTATCTGTCTTTTTAAGAAACTTGTCTTTCAACATTTCTTGCTGTTTAGCGTTCTGCTCCGACTCTTCATTATATCGGTTAAAGAACTCAATAGCTTTCTGCGCTTCGTCTGGAAGTTTAGATCCGCTTTTGATTTCTTCGTAATACTTAGACTTTTGCCCGTCTAAATAGGCTTTAGCCTCCGCAACTTGCTCTTTTAAGGCTATTTTCTTTTTTCTTATAAGGTTTTCGTCGTCTATATCTTCTTCGTATTTGAATTGATCTTCTAATAAAAACTCTATTTCATCACCACTTAAATGCGGTTTAGTTGTTTTATAATACTCTTTTAAAGCCGTTAAGTTATCCATCTCACTGTAGTCTTTGTTTAGATTAACGTAATCATTAACACTTCCTCCAGTTTGATTCATAAAATCAACAAGCTTTTGCAAGTTCTCGGGAACTGGACTACCAGCTTCCTCAGCTTCTTTCAAAGCTTCACCTATGTCTTCTACTTCTGTAGACTCTGCAACGGGTTCTTCAGCTTGAACGGCCTCGTCCCTTGGTGATACTTCTTCAACCACTTCTTGTACAACTTCGGCTTGTTCATCTGTAGCCACGTCTGTTGCTTCTTGCTCTGTATCGGTATCTTCTTCTGTTGTTAAAGGTTTACTCAAGTCTACCTTGATTACATCTGGATCGTCAGCTGATTCAAATTTACTTAAATCTACTTCTTGTTCCACTTGCTCTTCAACTTGAGGCTGTTCGTCTACAGACTTTACCTCCTCAATATTTTCGTTTTCTTCCATAATAAAATAATATATAAATTAGTGTTATAAATTCACTCCACCAAGTATATCATTACCTGATGATTCAAAGTTTTTAGGTGGAGCATTGTTTGTTCTTTGGTTTATTAGCTCTGATTGTTGAGTGGCCTGCATTTTAGATCTCTTGTCTTTTCTATCTTCTTTTTCTTTATCAGACATCGATCCACCCTCCATTTCTTTCATTTTCATCTGCAACTCAAACTCATGATCCATAAGCTTCTTTTTAACTTCAGCTTCTTTTTCAAGAATCATATTTTGCATTTCTGTTTTAGCTTGCTCTAGTTGTATTTCAGCTTGAATTAAATCCTGCTTCTTTTTAACCTCAGCTTCAGCTGCAACTTGCTGTGATTGAGCATTAGCGTCTGCTTGAGCTTTTATGTTCTCTTGCTGCATTTGCTGTTCTCTTTCCAGCTTTTTAGTTCTTCTTACTTTAAGCAATTGATTTGCCAGCTTGATATTCTTGATCTCTCTTAAATCTATAGCATCATTCAAATCTATTAACTCTTTAGACAGCGCTATCTGTATGTTGTTTTCTAGCATTTGTTTTTGCTCGTCATCTGGAGCTAAGTCTATAAATATACCAAAGTCATACAAGTGCAAATTGCTCATCTCTTCGAGTGTAGCTACGTTGTGAGCTCCTATAGCGTGTATAAACGCTTCTTTCGTAGGAGAATACTCTATTATATCAGATATTCTTAATGAAAGTAACTCAGCTGTTTCAGCTGTTAAGTATAGCCCAGCTTCTAGTACATGCTTTGTAGCTGTATTTGAATTAGCCGCAGCTAGCTTTTGTATGCCAACTAAAGAGTTAGCATCAGGAGTACTAGCATCTCTTGCCTCGTTTAACCCTGTAACATCTCTTATCATTTGCAAGTAATAGTTGTAGGTGTTTATTAAGCTTTGAAGCTTTTGTCCACCACCAGAACTATTTATTTCTTGAATAGGTATTTTTCCAGGGTTTTGATCGCCATCACCAGTAAACGATCTACCAATAACAGACCCTGTTTGAAAGAACATGTTTAAAGCTTCCTGTGGGTTATAATTTGTTCCATTACCTAAATCTATTTCAGCTAAACCATCAGCGTCAAGATAAATACCGTCAGGTATCATGCGTGACATTACTTGCTGTAGCTTTAAGTGTGTTAACTGAATCATATCAGCAAAACCTGTAATACGGCTAACCAAGGACTCTATCTTACCGTTGTACATTCTTGGAGCAACAACAGCGTAGTTCATTTTAACTTTAGTAAAGTCACTTTTAGGCCTCATCATATTTTTAGCCTTTTCCCACTTCAATAGTTTTTCTGTTCCAACAACCATAGCGCCTTCAAACAAGCACTCTATCTGTCTTTGTATTCTATTGTAATTACCTTCCTTGTCTATAGGTGGGTTAAATGAATCGTCTTTTTCTATAACTTTTTCTCCGCCACTACCAACTTGCTTTAACTTGTAAGTCTCGTTAGTGTAAGTTTTGTAATTAAAGTATAGTACTTGAACTTTGTTTATATCTTTATCCACCTGTTGGTATGTTCTACCTCTATTGTAAAAAGCAGATTTTGACTGAAACTCTTTTAAATCTTCTTGTGTTAAGTGAGGAAATTCTTTTACTAATTCGTTTATAGGTATTGTTTTAACTTCACCAATATAATACAAGTCATCAAAGTAAGGCGAGTCTGTGTGTGAATAAACTAAATTAGCTGGATCAACATAATCCACCTTAACACCTTCTGATGTGTTAAAGCTAGTTCTTACGCAGCCCATACCTAATACAGCTAAGTCGTAGTAAAATCTTTTTTTAATGAGCTCGTAATTACTTCCCTCAAGTAGTACGTTTAAAGCCTGTTCTTCAGCTAGCTCCACGGCTTGCTTGTAGTTTAGCTGCATGTGCAATGCTAGCTCTTCTTCTGAATCTGGAAGCTTTTCTTTTTCGTTTTCATAAAGATCCATATTAAAAAGTTCAGACGCCGTGTCATTAAACTCTTTATTGTTAAGATCTCTAATTATACTCTCCATGTACTCAGTCCTCTTAGAAACTCCGTAAGGATCTTGAGAGTATGCTTTTATATCGTAAGTTCTATTAGCCATACCATTAACTAGTATATCTACAAACTTAGGTATAATTGGTACTGGCTTCCAGTCTAGGTTTAGGTAAGACAAGTCTCCATTTATAGATAACTCGTCTTTATACTTTTGTATTGATTGCTCACCTCTAGCGTACAGCCTTAAATTGTGAAAGTTGTTTTGATAAGAAGTAAACTTGTTGTTGCTTGATTTGTCAAACCATTCGGACTGTATAGCTTTACCTACTTTTAAACCGTAGTCGTAACTACACTTCTCTACGTCGCTTACGACTTGACTTGGAAAATTCTTATGTACTGACTCAGCCATGTATTATTTATTAATTATTTTTGATGAAAATCCTTTGTTATCGTATCTTGATATATTTAAATTTAACTTTGGTCTAGTTTTTCCTGAATTAGGTGTGTATAAATGTCTATTGCAAGCCATTACAGCAAGCCCTGAACTTATAGCAGCATCAAACTTAGTTCGCTTGTTTATATCGAACTTAGCCCAGTCGTTAAGCGTTTCGTTAAAGTAAACGTCACCGTAATTACCATTACCCAAATGCCCAACGTGATCGTTGATGTACATTTCAATAGCAGCGGCGTGAGCTTGCTTTATATCTTCGCTAGAGTTTGGTATGCCACCTATTTCTTTTTCAGTGACAGATAGCTTGTTCCAAACTTTATCTGGTCTATTCATGCTAAAACCTCTATATCCTCTTCTTCTTAAATAATACAATAATCTTGGTTTGTTGTTCTCTGCCAGTAATGGCATACCGTAAAATACTAATGCCATTAAAACGTCTTCAAAAAATATTTCAGCGGTTTGTGGTCTTGATAAATACTCTAGGAAAAATGAGTTTGGAGGCGCGTCTTCCATGCTAAATTTTGTTAATCCATGAAGAGATCCGTTGGATCCTCTACCGTCAACAGTACCGCTAATATCATAACTATCGCAGCCAAAAGCGCCCATATGCTCATTTCCAGGGTATTTTATTCCGTTCTTAACTATTGTTTTATTCTGAAGGTTTAACGGTGGAACCCAGCTAATCTTGAATCTACCGTTAGGATCTGGATTAAAAACAACACTAGTATCTTTAACTCCACCAACCCACTGAAAATTTCCGGTGTTAACAACCGAAGAGTTTCTTATTCCTTCATTATAATCTATTTGCTCGTATATCTTAACTAAGTTAAACAAGCTGTTTTTTGTCTCATCTCTAAACGCGTGTTCTTCTGTTCTTGGAAACTGGCGGTAAAATTCGTTTAAAGCATCTTGATCGCTTTTCAACCCATCTACCTCGTTGTCCCAATGATCTACAACACCTACGTCAATTAATTCACCGTCTGGTCCATAAACATCTCCTCCTGGAGTAGTGAAGACAGGTCGTCCATACTCATCAATAAATCCTTCAAAGTTCCATTCCATTGGAATAAACAAAGCATATAAACCAGATTTTGTTTGACCATTCTTATTTCTTTGCGTTACATCACTATCGTTATATAACTTTTTAAAATTATCACCACCCTTG